ACATAACCCTACTAACTTTGACGCAGATGAAAACTTTATATGGGATAATAGATTAGAGAATGAAGCAAGATTTAAGTCTGCCCATAATCTGAATAATAGACCAGAACTCTGGAATTATATACAGAAAAGAGAAAGACAGTGGTTCCAAGATAATCCTATAATGGTTGAGTTCGATATCGCTAAAGATACTCTGCAACCATATTGGAATATACATAAAAACCCTGCTGTATTTGCATCTATAGAAGATAGGGTAAAAGCAAAGGAGTACATGGCGGCTCCTAGTGAGCATAGAAAAGCTATGCTAATAGATGCAGACCCGGATATGGCAAGGATTGGGCGTACAATAGAACGTGCAAGAATAGATATGAGGCGAGAAATTCCAGCAGTTGATTGGGCATTAGTTAAGTTCCACGGAGCAAGACCTATATCTGATGAGACTGCTCAAAGAGAGAACTTATGGATACAAGCACAACAAAATTCACTATACACAAATTCAGTATTAACGCCTAGCGCTACCGGCTATAAGAAGACGGCGGCAGGCAGAATTATACATTCATCATTGACAGGAGTATAATAATGTGTTATAATTTAAATGGAGTATCAGCGTGGGACATCCAAGGAGGCACTAACCGTGGCTGAATACGAGGCTAATCAAGATAGCAATAGCACTAACGCAGAAGCGGACATCTATGATGGCGTATCTGATGAGCAAAAAGGTTGGCAACGACAACTGAACCGGGCCAGAGAGCAAAACAAGGAACTGTTAAGAGGTTATCTGGAACTAGGCGAAACTAAGGCGGCCTTATCACGTGTAGAGGGCGCAGTTGAATCACTCATTGACCACTTTGCGCAAAGCGGTTATGACGATTCTCCATTGACAGGAGTCAAGGATAGTCTAAGTCAGCAAAGGCAAGCGGACACTTCGATGCTAATGCACAGAGACCAAATTGCCGGTGTTTTACACGACAATGACAGTAATTGGGACTCCGAACAAATGCAAGAAGCTAGGACTAAGTGGGACACAGGAGACTACGCTGGTGCGTTAACTTCTGTCCAGTCAGCTTTTTCACAACCAGTAGAGAATATAGATGCGGAAGTTGAAAGACGTGTGCAAGAACGCCTACGAGAAGGTGGGCGAGAAGTTGATTCTGGCTCCTCTATGAGTAGAGGACAGAAGCGCATGACAGTCGCTGACGCCAGTATTCATCCCGGCATGTCCGATGCAGACATGGCAAATCATGCCGAGAATCTACTAGACCAATTTTTTAGGAGCAAATAAATGGCAAGCGCAACAGATTTTATAGATAATTATTCTGCTGACGTTTTCATACCAGAAATTTGGTCACCCTTGGCTATTGTCGCACGAGAAGCACAGTTAGTCTTTGCCAAGTTAGTTGACCGAAAATTTGAAGATGGGTTAACCTATGGGGACACTATTCATGTCCCCAGTATTGGTGACCTTGCGGCACGAACCAAAGTTAAAGCAACTGATGCTAGCACTGGCAACGCCGCCATAACGTATGAGACAGTCGTAGAAACTAATACTAATATTACAATAGACCAGCATAAGTATGCGGCTATAGCAATAGAAAGTATTACCCAAACCCAAACAAACAGAGACCTACTAGCGTCATATGCCGGGAAACTAGGCTATGCTTTAGGTAAAGATGTTGATGGTACACTAGCTGGATTGGTGGATGATATCGCCTCTCCCGGTAGCGTAAACCACTTTGTAGGTACGCTAGGTGTAGAGAATACATACGATGACTATTTGACAGCTATAAGGCTTCTCGACGATGCTAATGTACCTGCTGAAAGTCGATACTTCGTAATTTCGCCAAAAGCGGAAGTTGGACTCATGAAGTCTGACATATTTACCAACAACGACTATAGTATGTTACATGGAGAAGGACGACAGACGGCATTAGAAAACGCCTACTGCGCCTCATTCTTAAACATACCAATATACAAAACTACTCAAGTTGACGGCACAAATGCCGCCGGTCATGATAATACCCTCTTCCAAAAAGAGGCTTGGGCCTTGGTCATGCAAATGACACCAACAATGCACAGTATGTATGATATTGATTACCTGACAGACAAGGTAGCTATTGAGCAGTTGTATGGTACGGCAGAAATGCGAGAAGACCACGCAGTATGGATTAAAGGAGCCTAAATTGGCAACAACGAAGAAGAGTGATGATAGTGCACTAGAGGCTATATTAAATAAGCTAGGGGCTATGGAAGACCGAATCTCTGATATGGAGAAGAAGTCTTCCGAGCCTCCAACATTAAATACAGTAACTACTACCGAGATAAACCCTTACGATGATAATAGAAAAAAACCAAAACCTCCAAAAGTAGAGGGTTTACTGAAGCAGGGTGATATCGTTAGACTTAAAGATGAAAGCGAAACTGCGGAGGCTATAAAAAGAGGTTCTGTATCTCCCGAAGTGCAAAATAATATTGCAGAGAAAGGTATCTTAGGCGTAGTCGATGGCTATGCAATGACCTCAAAATCAGGGACTCCTAAGTTTAGGGTTAAGTTCCCCGGTATTGGAGTAGACGGTATATATCTATCTGATTTGGAAGTAGTTGAAAGAGTATAATGGAAGAAGCACTTCTAGATGTTGGCAAAGTCCAGCAAAAACTAAACAGGAAGAGGGATAATCCCTATTCAAGATTAGAAGGAAGTTGTCATATACCTAAAGACGCTAGTAGTGGATTAAAGAAATCACATATAAAATCTACTACTAATACATTTCTAGAAACTATGCACAAACGTGGCTATGCCCTAGTCTCGCCAATTAAGTTGTTCGGGCCTTACCCAGCACTAGAAATAGATACTATTAAACCTATAGAGGATATGGAAGAATGGCGAGTGAGGGGAGTATTTAAGAAGGATAAACCAGAGTTTACTAGAATAGAACTCGACCCGACTACGGTCAAACAAAATATAGGAGCAGAATAATGGCTAACCCGGTACAGAAAGTCCCAAGCCGTCAAAACCTTAGAAATAATTTGGGGTTGGCTAGGGAGTTTGGATTTTTAGAATTTAATACATTAGATATGGTAGAAGACTTTGATGACTTTATGGGTGACCAAATCACCGATGAGTGGGAAGCTACATCCAGCGGAACAGGCTCTTCAGCCGCCGCAGTAGTACAAGATAGTGCGAATGGGGAAATACTCATGACTGGAGGCACGGCTAACGGCGCAAGCTATAACCACCTACAGCGAGGCTCGTCACACTTTCAAGGACAGCTAAATGCTTGTATAGCAGTTAGAATCAAGCCTAGTCTTATTGCAGGCAATAAGGTAGAAATAGGATTAGTTGACACTGCCGCAAACTTAGGCTTTGTAGAAACGTTAGGTAATGCCGCCGCTACTACAACAGTCAGAGGTACTAACGGCGTTGTATGGGTATGGGATGCCGCCTATGATACAGATGTATGGCAGATGGTTGGCGCAAAAGCAGGCACAGTAGTTAAAAATGCTGACGACGGCGCACCAGCCGCAGTTGCAGACACATACCAGACACTTGTTCTAGCAATTACTGAAGATTCGGCAGAAGGCTATATACTAGACAATAACGGATATCAAATATGGTCTACTGGGCCTTTAGCTGATGCTGTTACCAGTACTACTGGGCTAACACCTTGGGTAAATACTACCTGCGTAAGTAGTGCTAGTTCTTGTAATGTAACTGTAGACTATGTTAAGGCATGGCAAAGGAGAACAGCAGACTAATGGAAATTATGTTCGACACAAGTGCGGCTAATAGAGGTAAAGTCAGCGGTACTGACTTGTCGGCTGATACCTATAGTAGCATTATAAATACTCATGGCGCTAAAGGTGGGGTATTCTGGCTGAAAGTTACAGCAGTATCCACAGGGGATACAGTAGATGTTACCCTAGAAGGCTTAGACCAACAAACTGGAGACTGGACAGCACTAGCCGCCGCAGTCGGTGGCGATAGAGATTATGCCTTTCCACAAATAAGTGCGGCTGGCTCAGACCAACTAACAGTATACCCCGGTCTTACTGGAGTAAATAATACTACTATAAACGGTGTACTTCCCGAAGTTATAAGGGCGAAAGCGGATGTAACAGGTTCTGATGTAAATATTGACCTGACTCTTAACGTAGAACTAATAAAATAAGGAGGGCCGTATGGCTTTAGGACATGCTGATGTAGGCACGGCCCTTTCTAGAACAGAGTGGCAAAGTTCGGGCACTGGCGCACATGTTATAGATGGACAGCAAGCCGGTGACTTAATATACGCCTCAACTACTTCCGCTCTAGCTAGGCTGGAGGTAGGTGGAACGGCTGGTATGATGTTGACCTCTAATGGTAGTATACCAGTATGGTCAACCAGTATATATGTTACTGATAATGAGAGTACTGCCGAAAATAACTTATTAACCTTCGTTGCAGATGCTGGAACTAGTACAGGGGCACACGCCATCGAGATGGATGGCAACCTACACTACAATCCAAGCACAGGAACACTAACTGCGCCAGTGTTTGCTGGAGCACTAACTGGCGCTGTGACTGGTACCGCATCTCTTGCCTCGACGGTAACAGTTATTGATTCTTCAGATGCCTCTTCGTACATTGCTATGTTTGATAGCGCTACAGGCTCATTAGCGGCAAAAACTGATGCTGGGCTAACATATGATGCTAGCAGTGGGATGTTAACTGCTACAGGTTTTACTGGCCCATTGACAGGGGTAGCATCAACAGCTACAGCTTTAGCTAGTGCGAGGACAATCGGTGGAACGTCTTTTGATGGTACGGCAAATATAGCCGTGGCCCTGTCTGCTACAGCAACTGCATTGGCAAGTGCCCGAACCATCAATGGTGTGAGCTTTGATGGTACAGGAAATATCACAGTCACTGCCGCAGGCTCAACACTAAGCGATACAGTTCCAGTCAGTAAGGGCGGAACAGGCGCAACATCATTAGCAGACAAAGCCGTACTAATATCACAGGATACTGGTACTGCTACGGTAGGTGCTGTGGCACTCACAACAAGTGGGCAGATTATCATCGGTGGCTCCTCCGGGCCAGCGGCGGCAACTCTAACAGAAGGTAGTAATATCACCATCACAAATGGCGATGGTAGTATTTCTATAGCGGCAGACGCCGCAGGTACACCAACTGCAATCACGGTTGCAGACTCATCAAATACCACAGCTTCTGTAGCATTCTTTGAATCCGCTACAGGCGATTTAGGGCCTAAAACAGACTCACAGCTTACCTACAATGCCAATACTGGAATACTCACCGCTACAGGCTTTGCAGGCCCCATAACAGGCAATGTAACAGGCAATGCTAGTGGTAGTTCAGGGAGTACGACAGGAAATGCGGCAACGGCTACGGCATTAGAGACAGCAAGAACTATTGGTGGAGTGTCCTTTGATGGCACAGCAAATATCGCCGTAACTTTAGCGGCGACAGCGACAGCACTTGCATCCGCAAGAACTATTAATGGCGTCAGTTTCGATGGAACTGGGAATATTACGGTAACTGCGGCAGGTTCTACATTGAGTGACACAGTACCTATATCTAAGGGTGGTACTGGAGCAACAAGTCTTGACAACCTAATCACACTAGCAACTCATACTACTGGTGATTATGTCCAGAATATTACAGCAGGGACAGGGCTTACTTCTACAGGGGCTACCAGCGGAGAAAACATAGCCCATTCTCTTAGTGTAGATGCTTCTCAAACACAGATAACTGCTGTGGGAACTATAGCCACTGGTGTATGGCAGGGTACTGCTGTAGCACAAGCGTATATAGCTGATAATTCTATTTCTCTGGCTAAGATGGCAGGTGGCACTGACGGCAACATAATATCATATGATGCCAGTGGTGACCCTGTGGCAATAGCGACAGGGGATGATGGGCAAGTACTTACTAGTGCTGGTGCTGGGCAACCTCCAGCGTTTGAGGATGCAGGTGGTGGCGGTGGACTGGTTGAATATGACGTATGGTCATTAAGTTCAAATGCCACAAATCCCAGTGCTGGGACGTTAAATACAAATCTTATTAGATGGAATCCTCAAATAAATTCAGTAAGTGTGTTTGAAAAAATTGGTACTGGGATGTCTAAGGATGAGTCAGGTAATTTTTCCTTTCCCAGTACAGGTAAATGGGAAATTACCTTATTTGGTGCTACAAGTACTGCTGGCTCAGAGGCTACTTCGACATTTCAAGTACATATAATAAATGACAGCGTTGAAGGAACTGTATTGCCACTTTATACGTATGGACCGTATGCTATATCTGGAGAGCAAAGTATGATGCTGGATATAACAGACATCTCCACCCAAACTGTTCATATGTACCAATCATTGGACGCTTCAATAACTTTATACGGTGATGACAAGGTTCTGTATACCGGAATGAAATTCAAGAAAGTGGGTGATACATAGGAGTATATGAATGTCTGAAAATGAAAAACCCAGTACTAGTAGTAGCGTAAGCCAGTTCAGACCATCTAGATATGATGATTTGTTGTGTACTATGCACGATGGAGCGTGGTTTGGTTTTTATAAAGACGCTGACATATCGACAGGTATCGGGGCTGAACACG